GGCTGTACCTGTACACCCAATCTCCCTTCTCGGCTTCGGGTAGGGGTAAGTCTCGAAAGGCATCACGTGGATGCACCATGTCTCGGAACTTACCTTCACGTACCCATAACGCGTTTTCAGCTTGTGTATACCTCATGTCTACATCCCCAACGAAGGTAGAGCACTGATAGCATCTGCCAGCACAGCCTTGGTTTGGCGGCGTAATACGGCATCTTCCTTGAGTGCTTCGGGTGATAGTCCCTGCATACCGGCCCCAGCAAACTGTGCCTTGAGCTTGGCATGTATGGCTGCCATCTGCGTATCGCCGGTAAGATTACACGTCTCCAGCATGTCGATCTGATCCAGACAAGAGTCAAAGACTGACTCATATATCTTGCCCTTCCGCTCACCCTCCTGCCAATCAATCGAGTCGTGCAGCTTGGTTAACGTCTTAACAGTAACGTCATGGACGTGGCGCATCGCCGCATTAACCATCGCAGGGTAGTGCGTATCGTAAAGCTCCTGCATCTCTTGTAACTGCTCATTACCTACATCACAGCGGAAATCATTCTCAGCTACAGGTGTGTACATCACCCTGAACGCGAACTTCTCACGTATCTCATCCTCGGAGGGGTAGTCCTCGGGACGGTGTAACGTACCCATCTTGGCCCCAGCTTGCGACACCTCCCACTGATAGACCTTCATGAACTCCTTGACCAACCGCCAGAACTCGACCTCGGCCTCACTCATCAAGAGCTGATAGTCGGGGAGCATCGCAGTAGCAAGTAGACGCTGGCCTAGGTCAGACCACGGCATGGTCAGCTTGTAGTGGATGTGGTTACGTACGTGTCCAACGTGTTTGGTGATCGCCTCCAACTCAGGGCAGTTACCAAACAACTTCTTGTATACCCCTGCCGATCCAGATTCGGCGTTGTTGTCATTCGTTACCTGAGCGGATGCTCGTTTGTCTTTCTTGCGTCCTGTCCAAAGCGACACGGTGAACTCTACGTTACTGCATGATGATGCAATGGAAACGCGGTTAGGTACTACAGGTGCTGTGCTATTCATACTTACTCTCCAGAGTATTTAAGTTAACTATCGGTGGCACCGATAGATAGGGTGTGGCTTTCAGGTGATTGAATTACCACCTGAGAACCCATTATGACATACATTAAACATGATGTCAAGTTGATGTATTACTATGTACTACTATGTACTACGGTGTTCTATTGGTAAGGTCGCGTAGTCGCGCCCTCGCAATACCAGCTCCCGATCTGGGTCGCTTCTCCCCGTGGTTACAGTTGTTGTATCCATCGCGCTAGTAGAGTTACCAGTTCGTCTTCCTCGTGGTATTTGACATGTGTAGCAGCCTCATCGGCGTACCAAGCGTAAGCAGTATCGGGGTCAGCCCAAGGATAGATAGTAGTGTGGGCATCAGCAGCAGTGTAAGCGGCGCTAGCAGCGTGCCAAGCCTGACTCGCCTCTTCCAGCTCATCTATCTCGTTACAGTCGTCAGATGCAGCCTCATAATTCGCCTTCAATTCTTCTAGACTGACGCTGTCGTTATCTGCCAGCCATCTCCTAACAACTTCTATGTATTGGTTACTCATCGTTCTCCCTCTTTTGAATTAAGTGTGTCATGTAGTCAGCCCACGGCTGTCGGTCTGGGTATCCTCCACGCATGTAGTCGGCCCACAACTCCCGATCTGGGTCGCTCTCTGCCTGCCTGTCCCACTCCTGAATTAATCTCGTCTTAATGCCATCGTCTAATGCGTTCTCCTGAAGATCCATATCGTCGAGCCACTCCATTATATGTATCCCCCACTCTTCACTAGTGGCTTCGCGGAGCACATCGGCCCCATACAGGACTGCCTCTCGGACATCTGACAAGGCCATCCAAAACTCCTCATCGAAGTCTTCACTTAAGTAATTACATAGATATACCTTCCTACTCATCTTTACTCTCCAGTTTTTAGTCTTCGCCGTAGTACTGCTCATCAAACGCATGGATGTTGGGTGCGTTACTGTGTGCCTCACGTGTTCTGAGTATGGCTGCAGCATCTAGCATTGCGAACGCCTCTAGCCTTGCGTACTCGGCATTTTCTATCCAGCTATCGTCAGCACCGCAAGGCAGGGGTGGGCAGGGTTGATGTGAACTACGCAGTAATGACATGCCGTTACGCTCCAGTGTGTCAGCATCGAGTTTGTCGGTATAAGTGCGGTCTAGATTGTCGTCGCCAGATAGCCGGTTAACCATCGCGTTGCGCAGCTTTATGTTGGGCATGTCCTCGCGTATGTTCTGCCGCCATTCGATCTTGCTCAATGCTACCTTCCTTCGCATCTTACGGTTTAGGCTGATCAGCTCTCGACCGCTTATGCATAACTCTAGGTCTTCTTTATTCATCTTTACTCTCCAGTTTTAGTTGCTAACTATCGGTGGCACCGATAGCTTTTAGTCTTCGCCGTAGACATCAAGGACTTCACCGATAAAAAACAGGCCCTGTTGCTCGCTGGTTCCCATTGTTTTGGTATGCTCGACTCTCCAAGGAAGTAACGGTAAACGCCTAAAGCTAGGCACCCCGTTTAGTATGCGGTCGTGGGTCATGGCACACGCTGCTGCACGTTGTGTACCTCTAAAGTCTTTTAGAAGCATCATCCTAAAGACGGAAGGATCTTTACCGTTCCAGATATGATCACCGAGATCGTGCGTGATATCGAGAATGTTACCTAAGTGTTTATTCATCTTTACTCTCCAGTTTTAGTTGCTAACTATCGGTGGCACCGATAGATACGTCCCTCCCTATCGAAATACCACCTGAGAACACATTATGACATAGATTGAAGGTGATGTCAAGCGTAGGAAAACGATACCTCTAACAGGAAATGGATGAAACCCTTATACGTGAACGACCCTTTATGTGGAAATGGATGAAACCCTTATACGTGAGATGACGATACGGACTATGCACATTACGTATGGTGGAAATGGATGAAACCCTTATACGTAAACAACCCTTTGTGTGGCTAGCATGAAATGGAAATGTGCTAGTGTAGTAGTAATTTTTCCTTAAGGATATCAAGGTGTTACGACCTACTAATGCGGGCTGTGGGGCATAGTGTAGTGTAGTTTTTCAAACTACTAAATTAGGTGCGTGAGCAGGGGGTCACGACCGTGGAGCGCGGGGGTTTGCCCCATAAAAAGTAAAAGCTCTAGGAACCACTAGTAATAATTGGTTTATAAGTACACTATATATATGCCACTATTTCTGCGCTAACGCTGTGCATGAAAGGGGTAACAGATTCCATCGTGTACCGACGTGTTCCACTTTTGTAATGTAGTAAACCATTCTGCTACATTACACTACAATCCAAATCCGGCGCACACAATGGAATCTATTACCCCTAGGCTAACTATCGGTGGCACCGATAGTTACGACCTTACATCTATTACCTCTAGGCTAACTATCGGTGCCACCGATAGATACGACCTGCATCGTTGCGCTTCTCTAGGAACTGGTATTGGTTGTAACGCGTTATCGTTGCGCTTCTCTAGGAACTGGTATTGGTTGTAACGCGTTATCGTTGCGCAACACTAAGGGCACTGGTATTAAATAGGGGCGTAAATGACAGGCACAAAAAAGCCCCAATCAAGGGGCTTAGATGTAACCGGTTCCTAGTTAAGCGGTAAGGTTAGAAGCATTCGAGAGACGTTCGATCTCAGCCTTCAATGCGTTGATCTCAACCAGTAATGACTTCCTTCGATGGTCGTTGAAGTCCTCGGGGAAATCATCATTAGGCTTCAATGATGCGAGCACCCGATCCATATTGCCTGCTACTTTGGACAGTGCAGACTTTTTGCCTACCGTGTTGGAAGGTTCGCCGCTATCCACCGCTGCCTTTTTAGCTAACGCCTTGATCAACCTTACCTCGATTTTCCCAAGGTGAGCTGATGGCTTGTTACTATTGGTCGTCATGCTGACAATCCGCTCTGGACTATCACCACGTAACCTTGCCGCTGCCTTCCAACTATTGCCCCTTCGCTTACCGTCGAAGCTCCGGACAAAAATAATGTCCAATTGAACCTCCGGCAACAGTCCGGAAAAGATGGCATCTGCTAACAGCTTCGCCTTTTTCTTTTCTGTCGCGGTTTTCGCGGTTTTCGACCGCAGACATTCCACCGTATAGTTGGCCTCTACCATTTTATCGATCAATGGATTGAGCAACGCAGCCGCGAGCTTTTGCGCACTGCCAGCTTGATACTCCACCCCTGCCCATTTTTTGATAGGGGATTTTAAACCTTCCAACTTCTGTGGCATGGTCAACGCCTTTTCCTTCTTAGCTGCTACAACTTTTACTGATTTCAATTTGCTCATAATCTTAAGTCTCTTCTATCTATCGGTGCCGCCGATAGTTACGGGGGCCAAGTGCGGTATTGCCTCGACCTGTAAACAGTTTACCACGTGGGCATACGATAGCAAACAATCCCCTATGATGACCCACCCTACCCCCATGCCCACTTCAGGGCAGTAGGATTCCTTACTCCTCTAGTATTACTAATCCAGCCGAATAACGACCTATTTTTTCGTTTTGCGCCCCACAGCGAAACACCCCCCTATGAAATAGTTAGCCCCCTAAAATTTTTTTATGTTACCCTGTTAGGAAACAGGAGAGCGTTATGACTGCCAGCAACTGCCTAGAGTTAACCCTTGTGCGTTTTAAGTGTGGTGATAAAGAGACCGTAGGACGACTAACGCTGCCCACTGCTGAGGGCGTGAAGCTGTTTTGGACAATCGAGAACCCTTGGGTCGATAACGAGACTAATATCTCCTGCATCCCTGAAGGGTTCTACTACCTTGAGCGGTACGACTCCCCGACACATGGTGATGGTACGTGGCAATTCGTCGATGTGCCGAAGCGGTCGTACTGCCAGATACATGTCGCTAACTATGCGCGTAACGTGCAGGGGTGCATCGGCCTCGGCAATACGCTGATGGAGGAACTTAGCGGGGTTGGATCATCACGAGATGCGATGGCAGAGTTCGATACGTTAACAGCGGACTACGATGAGCTACGTATGGTGATAAGTTCGGGGAGTATACCGGCGTAAAGGTACAACGTATTGAACATCTGTCGACTTTAAGGTACATTTGCCCCTTCGGTTAACCTCCTGCAAGCACCATAGGGTTTAAGCAAAATGACGATAGAGCTTCAAGTTGATAGAGGCGTACCCCTTTTAGATGATGAACCCTTCTGCGACTTAAGAATTAGAGTTGCAGCGGCCTGTGAAACCGTTAATTACCTGTCCGCTGTCGACGATGATACGCATCCCCGGCTAGAAACCAAAGCCTCGGCCTTAGATGCCGATGTTGCCGTGGCGATAGCCCGTGAATATGCCGAAGATCCAGAGAAAGCCTCTAAAAAAGTGTCAAGAACCCGCATAGCTAAGATGACTCCGGCCTCGTTAGTGCTCACTAACTCTATTTTGCAGGAGTTTGGCACCTCCGTAGCAGAATCGGCTACCCAAATACGGCATTTGGTCACTAATAAGCTCATTTTGGAGGCTGACAACCCCGATGCGAAGGTCAGGCTACGTGCGTTAGAGCTATTGGGCAAGATATCGGACGTTGGACTGTTCGCTGAGAAGAGTGAGGTGACCATAACGCATCAGAGTACGGGTGATCTACGTGCGAACTTACGCAAAAAGCTCGAAAAGTTGGTTAAAGAGGTAGAACCCCCTGAAGAGGTGGAGTGGACTAACAGTGCTGGCGACTCTGAAGCCCCTATTGAGCTTGATGGGGACGTGATAGACGTGAACGCCGAGATGTATGGGGTGCCGGAGTGAGCGAAGACGTGCCGTTTGACTTCTCAGACGAAGAGATAACCCTGCTGCTGGACAATATCGACGAGTATACCCCTGATGAGGTGGTCGAGATTGAGAAAATGGTCGACGAGCTGGAGAATAGGAAGTTAAATCAGCTTGCCTTTGATGACCTGATCGAATTCTGCAAGGCTATGATGTCAGACTTCATTGTGGGGAAGCACCACCGCATCCTTGCCGACATGCTCATGGCGATTGAGGGTGGGGACAAAGATCGAGTATGTGTCAATATCCCACCGCGTCACGGTAAGTCACAGTTAGTCTCTATATTCTATCCAGCGTGGTTCTTAGGTCGTAATCCAGACAAGAAAGTAATGATGGTGTCTCATACGTCTGATTTAGCCGTAGATTTCGGTAGAAAGGTACGAAACCTCATCGCAACAGACGCTTATAGGGCAGTTTTTCCCTCGGTACGCCTTGCTGCTGACTCCAAGTCTGCCGGTCGGTGGAACACGAATGTCGGTGGGGAGTACTACGCGACAGGGGTAGGCTCCGCACTGGCGGGTCGTGGTGCAGACCTGTTACTGATTGACGATCCTCATTCCGAGCAGGATGTAATCAACGGCAACTTCTCCGCGTTTGCCCGAGCCTATGATTGGTATACGTTTGGCGCACGTACACGGCTTATGCCCGGAGGGCGGGTAGCCATTGTACAAACACGTTGGCACATGGACGATCTGACAGGGCGTGTGGTGAAGGATATGTCCCAGAACGAACGCGCCGATGAGTTTGAGGTGGTCGAGTTCCCCGCCATACTTGAGGTGGACGATAAAGAGACGGGTAAACCCATACAGAAGCCCTTATGGCCTGAGTTTTTTGATCTAGAAGCCCTGCTACGAACCAAAGCCTCTATGCCGGTGTTCCAGTGGAATGCCCAGTACCAACAGGAGCCAACCGCAGAGGAAGCTGCCCTCATCAAGCGTGAGTGGTGGAATATATGGGAGGAAGAAGACCCCCCGAAGTGCGAGTACCTCATTATGTCCCTTGACTCCGCTGCGGAGAAACATAATCGGGCTGACTTTACAGCACTAACCACATGGGGGGTCTTCTTCAACGAGACGGCGGATGCGTACCACATCATCCTGCTCAACAGCATCAAGCAGCGGCTGGAGTTTCCCGAGCTAAAAGACCTAGCAATGGCTGAATATGCTGAGTGGGAACCCGATGCCTTTATTGTGGAGAAGAAGAGTTCTGGTGTAGCCTTATACCAAGAGATGAGACGGATGGGGCTGCCTGTGCAAGAATTTACCCCTCATAGGGGTAGTGGTGATAAGCTAGCGCGATTAAACTCTGTCGCGGACATTGTAGCGTCAGGACTCTGTTGGATGCCCGAGACACGGTGGGCTGAGGAGGTGATAGAGGAGATAGCTGGCTTCCCCTTCGCAAGTAACGATGACCTAGTCGATGCAACAGTTATGGCCCTGATGAGATTCAGGAGTGGTGGGTTCATACGACTGCCCAGTGACGAGCCAGAAGAGCAGCAGTATTTTAAGGGCCACCGAACAAACCGATATTACTGAGAGCATAGACTATGGCAATCGAGAAAGGGATATACAC